TTTGAGCGTTGCGGTTTAGAGGCTCGTACAGGCTACGACCTGAAAACAGCCAAAAGATCTCTTAATCTGATGCTTGCTGATTGGGCTAATCGCGGTCTAAATCAGTGGACTATAAAGCAAAGAACACAAGCATTAACAGCGTCTGATGGTCAATATGATATGCTTACAGACGTTATTGATGTTCTTTCCGTTGTTGTAAGAAGGGACGGAACAGACTTTACAATGGATAGGATTAGCAGGGATACATACCTTGCTATTCCTACAAAAACCACAACAGGAAGGCCAACACAGTTTTTTTTAGATAGACAACTAACGCCAAATTTAAAAATATGGCCTTTGCCAGAAAATAGCACAGATGTATTAGTATTTGATTGTTTAACAAGGATAGATGACGCTGATACTCAGGTTAATACAATGGATATACCATTTAGATTTTATCCATGTTTATCAGCAGGTTTAGCGTATTATATTGCTTTAAAACGTGCTCCAGAGCGTGTGCAAATGTTAAAAGCAGTATATGAAGAGGAAATGAGAAGAGCGATTGATGAAGATAGAGATCGTGCTTCTTTTCAAATTACACCAAGTTTAGGAAACTATCGTATTGTCTAAATTTGCAACAGGAAAACATGCTTTTGGCATATCAGACCGATCTGGATTCAGGTATCGGTTAAAAGATATGCGTAAAGAATGGAATGGTTTGCTTGTTGGTAGAGATGAGTGGGAGGAAAAACACCCTCAATTACAGCCACTTAGAGCGGTGCCTGATCCTCAAGCATTAAGAGATCCAAGGCCAGAACAAAACTTGGATGAACAAAGAGATATACAGTATGGATATGATCCTGTTGGGTTTAGAGACATATCTGGAATCACACCTGCAAACAATTTAGTTGCTGAAGGGCAAGTTGGTTCAGTAACCATAAGTTTTTCAGACACAGGAAATGAAACTGTGGTTGTCACAGGGTTGGCAGGTACGAGTGCCGTTGGTAGTGTTACTGTTATAGACGATGCAACGACTTTTGACAGCACATCAATTACATTAGATTCAACATCACAGACATTTGACGAGGGATAAAAGATGGCAAAACAAACAGTAGGTATTGGCTCATCTGCAAATGACGGATCAGGAGACACTCTTCGTGCAGGTGCGGATAAAATTAATGACAACTTCAACGAGGTCTATGCTGCTTTAGGAAACGGCACAACTCTTACAGATATAATTGATTCAAATGGTCTATTTGATGTTAACTCTGGTGCGAACAAAATTGTTTTCTATTACGCAGCTTTAAGTGATCTCCCTAGTGCCTCTACATACCATGGCGCGGTAGCTCATGTGCATGCAACTGGTGGACTATATTTCGCGCACGGTGGGAATTGGATTAGACTGAATGACGAAGTATCTGGGCCTGTAACGACATACGTAGCAGGAACAAGCGGTTCTTCTGCATACACTTTTACTGGCCCTGGAGCTACAGCGGGTAATAACCCAAACTTTGTTTTTTACTGTGGACACACATATTTAATTGATAACACCGCTAATGTTTCAAGCCATCCTCTTCAAATTAGAACATCAAATGGCGGTTCTGCTTTTACTACAGGTGTCACAGAAAATTATAATTCAACTACGGGATTGACACAGTTTATTGTACCACATGAACCAAGTGATACATCCTTAGTCTATCAATGTACAAATCATAGTGCTATGGTGGGAAATATAACAATAGTGACTACAAATTGAGTATGATATGAGCTTTACATACGATCAACTTAAAACAGCTATTCAAGATTATACGGAGAACGATGAGACTTCTTTCGTAACAAATCTTCCGTTATTTATCAGAATATCTGAAGAACGAATACTGAAAAATGTGCAACTTAGCTTGTTTCGTAAGAATGTTACAGCTTCTACAACGGCTAGTGATAAATTTTTAGCTTGCCCTAGTGATTTTTTAGCGCCGTTTTCTTTAAGTCTCGCAGGAACGGATGGAGACAAGTTTTTTATTGATTTTAAAGATCCAAGTTTTATACAGAGTTACACTCCAGACGCCACAACTACAGGATCTCCAAAATACTACGCTGTTTTTGATATAGACAATTTTATTTTAGCTCCGACTCCAAATACAACTTTTACCGCAGAGCTTCATTATTTTTATCGGCCTGCAAGTTTGACTGCTGGATCTGGTAGTGGGACTACGTGGTTAAGTGAGAACGCTGAAATGGCGATGCTGTATGGGGCGTTGATTGAAGCGTATATATACATGAAGGGCGAACAAGATGTTATGGCTATGTACAACAAACGTTTTGAAGAATCTTTAATTGGTGTTAAAATGCTTGGAGAAGCAAAAGAAACAACGGATGAATATCGTACAGGAAAAGTAATTAGGGCTAAACAGTAATGTTTAAAATAGATGTAAGCGTACCAAAAGATGAGCCTATTGTTGGAGTTAGAACAACAGACAACAGAGGTTTTACGCCTGAAGAATTAGCGCAGCAATGCGTAGAAAAAATTATTTCGGTCTCTGATACCGCCCACCCTGGGATAAGAGATCAAGCTCGTGCTTTCTCAAAGCACGTTGAAAAGCTTGTTGCATATTACATGAGACAGGCTATTCGTAGTGATCGTACAACTGTGTGTAATGCACTTGTTGATGCGGGTCATCCCCAACTGGCTGAACTTATAAGGAGACTTTGATATGGCCTTTACTGGAAACGCAATGTGCACTTCTTTCAAAAAAGAACTTTTGGAGGCAAAGCACGATTTTACTAATGGGCAAGACGTTTACAAACTTGCTTTGTACACTAACAGTGCTTCGTTCACAGCAGCAACAACAGCGTATACGACTTCAAACGAAGTCTCAGCGTCTGGTTCGTATTCTGCGGGTGGTGGTAGTCTTACAAACGTAACACCAACAACATCAGGAACTACTGCTTTTACCGACTTTGCGGATTTAACTTTTACGTCTGCCACAATTACTGCGCGTGGTGCGTTGATTTATAATACACAAGCAGGTGGTGGATCTGGCACAACAAACACAGTGGTTGTTCTAGACTTTGGATCTGATAAGTCTTCTACATCTGGTGACTTTCAAGTTGTTTTTCCAACGGCTGATGCAACGAATGCGATAATTAGAATCGCTTAAAGTTTATATCTGTGTGTAAGTAAGAATGGCAACTCTTTTACAGTATCCATCAAGGGTCAAGCAGACGATTACGCAAACTGGGACTGATGCACAAGTTTTTGTAGCTGGTGGCAGTGCCGTTTCAGGTTTTGAAACTTTGGAAAGCCATTTCACAACTACGGGTCAGTGGTTTAGATATACAATTGAGGATGGGACAGCTTACGAGGTTGGAAGTGCATATTGGAACCAACAGTCAGTTGCATCTTTTTATCGATACCCTATTAAGTCATCCAATAGCAATAACAGGCTTGATCTTAGCGGTAATGCTGTAATATTTGTTACAACAACGGATTTTGAAGTTTCTCCGAAACAATTGCTTTATGAAGGAACTGTAAGTAGCGGTGATACCTCAGTAAGTCAAAACTTTTTTGCTTTAGGAATTTCAGGGGTTTACTTTACTCAGTTCACAAAGTTTGAGCTTGAGCTTGATCGACTGACGCCCCAGCTTGATGCTCGAATTTACCTTAGAGTCTTAGATTCCACTGGCAGTGCTATTACTTCCAGTATTTATCAGGGACAATACTTAGAATCCTCAAGCAGCACAGAGTATGGAAATAGAACAACTACTTCCGTACATTATTTATCTAGATACGTAAGTTGTGGTGGGGCTTCGGGTGAATCAGGTTGGTCAGGCTCTGTGTTTTTTCACCATCATCACGATGAATATGGCTCAGATCAGTATCCTATAATCAGATCAATCGGTGGGTATATTAATACCGCTAATGATCCACTTACTCATCAAGGATTTACTAACTATTTAAGTTACTCCGATCCTAAAGGGTTTTATCTTTATCCAAGCACAGGAAGTTTTGAATCTGGTGGTTATAAAGTTTATGGGGTTTTTTGAGGTATTTGAAAATGAGTGAAGAACCAGAAATTTACGTCCCACCAGAACGAACACAGACAGAGGAAGAAGCTCAGTACATAGACCCTGCCGAATTGGAAAGAGTACAAGCAATAGATGTGCGATGGGAAAGAGATCGTTTACTTAAAGAGACTGATTGGTGGGGTGCATCAGATCAGACAATGACACAAGCGCAAACTGATTATAGAAAAGCGTTACGAGATATTCCACAACAATCTGGCTTTCCGTTTGATGTAACGTGGCCTACTAAACCGTGAGAAACGTTAGATGTTAGGTTTTGGTCCACTATCCTCTGCGCCAATATCTGATGATGCTGAAGTAATTCCTGTTACTGTTTCAGTTACAGGTTTATCTGCTACAAGTGCCTTAGGGTCAGCAAGCACTCTTATAACAACTTTTGCAAGAGCAGGTCACGAATTAACAGGTTGGGGTGAAGAGGGTTTTGGAACAACCGCTTGGGGTGGTGAAAAGTCTACTCTTTCAGCTATGCAGGGTCAGGTTGGAACTGCTGTTGTTCGAGAAGAAATATCTGTATCAGTCACGGGTATAGCCGCTACAGCAGGTGTTGGCAGTGTCACTGTACAAATTAATAATAGTGTTTCTCTTGGTGGATTAGCTGCTACGGGATCAGTTGGTGATGTAAGCCTTGTTACAGAACAGAATGTTTCAGTTACAGGATCACAAGGTCAAGGATTTGTTGGCACTCCTGTCGTTGTTCAAGGTGGTGGTGTTAACGTAAACGTAACAGGTGTATCTGCATCATCTGAACTTGGATCTGGCACAAGCATAGTCATTGATGTTAATATTCCACCCACTGGTCTTGCTGCCGAAGGTAGAGTTGGTTCGGTTACAATTACTGAAGGTGTTGGTGTTGATGTTACGCCGACAGGTATTGCAGCGACAGGTGAGTTATCAGGAGCGACTGTTTCAGGAGATGCGTCAAATATAGCTGTCACAGGTATTGCTGCAACTGCATCCGTTGGAACGGTTACGCTTAAAACATATCAAATAGTTCCCGCGTTTGCAGGAGACATAAATGCAACAGGTCAAGTTGGTAGTGTAGCAATCATTGCACCATCCTCTTTAACTGTTACAGGTTTAAGCACTAGCGCAACTGTAGGATCTGTGTTAGTTTACGGAAATATAGTCCCTGCTCCAGGCACAAGTTGGACAGGCATATCTCCAAATCCAGGTAGTTCATGGACGGAGGAACAGCCAAATCCAAACACAACTTGGACAGAAATAGCAGCGTAAAGGTAGAAAAAAATGGCAACCTATACAACAAATGGCGGAATTAAAAAGATTGCAACAGGTGATGAATCTGGAACATGGGGCACGTCAACCAATACAAACTTTGATATTATTGACCGCTTGGCGGTGGGTGTTGGAGATGTAACATTATCAGGAACAACACACACATTGACTACTTCAGATGGCTCTACATCAGACGGTCAATATCATGTTCTTGTGTTAGGCGGCTCACCTTCTGGCACAAATACAATTACAATCAGCCCGAATGATACAAAAAGATTGTATCTTGTGAAGAATAACTCAGGTCAGACAGCTACATTCTCGCAAGGGTCTGGTGGAAATGTAAGCGTATCAAACGGTAAGTCTGCAATCATATACGCAGATGGTGCAGGATCTGGCGCAGCGGTGGTGGATCTTACATCTACATTTGCTACTGTGCCCGTCACAGGTGCTTTATTGTCTGCAAACAACCTGTCAGATGTAGCAAATGCATCGACAGCAAGAACAAATTTAGGAGTTGCGATTGGGTCAAACGTGTTGGCTTATGACGCAAACTTACAAAGTTTTGTAACGGCTCTTACCCTTCCCACTTCAGATGGAACAAATGGGCAAGCGTTGGTTACAAATGGTAGTGGCACTATTTCTTTTGGTAGTGCTGGAATTGGAACTGGTAAGGCCATCGCAATGGCTATTGTGTTTGGATAAAGGAGGCTAACCGATGGCAGCACCGAACATTGTAAACGTAAGCTCGATACTAGGAAAAACCGCAGTGGTTGCATTGAGTTCAACATCACAGACCACACTTCTAAGCAACGCATCAGCTAGTGATGATGTTTTGAAGGTTAACATGATTCAAGTTGCAAACGTAGACGGCTCAAATGCTTGTGATATAACCATTGATGTGCATAGCGCAGCATCAGGCGGGGGCACAGCATACTCGCTCGTTTCAACCGTATCTGTTCCTGCTGATGCATCGTTGATTGTGTTGGACAAGAGCACCGCAATATATCTTGAAGAAAATACTTCAATAACTGCAACTGCGGGTACAGCAAGCGATTTAGAAGTAATTGTAAGTTACGAGCAAATCACCGACTAATAGGAGTCGCACATGGCTAGAGGTAGAGGCGGCTTTATAGGTCAAGACGGGCTAAATGCACCAGATAGCCCTACAGGTATTAGTGCTACAGCAGGAGATACACAAGCAGATGTAAGCTTTACAGCGCCCACTGACGTTGGCGGATCTGCAATAACTGGGTATCGTGCGCAATCAAATACGGGCATAGGTGCTTCTGGCACTTCCTCTCCGATTACAGTCACGGGTTTATCTAACGGCACAAGTTACACGTTCAACGTGTGGGCAATCAATGCGTTTGGTTATTCTGCACCTAGTGATGCGAGTGGGAGTGTTACACCTGCTCAACCTACGCTTGCAATGATGTTTGAAGGTGGTGGAAACACAAATATTGCTAAATTTAATATGGATAGTGCAGGAACTGCTACTGACTTTGGAGACACTCCCTCAACCGTAAATATTCCTTGTGCTGTATGTAATGCAACTCGTTTAGTTCAAGCGGGTGGCGATTCAGACAGTAACGAAATAAATTATTGGACGGTTTCTAGTGGAGGCACAGGGCAGGATTTCGGTGATACTGCAACAAATGGATACGGTAGAGGTGCGGTAAATACTAACACTAGAGGCGTGTTTATGGGGGGTTATACAAACCAAGTTATAAACGTCATGGACTATATAACAATCGCATCAACTGGTAACGGTACAGACTTCGGTGATTTAACAGTTGGAAAATATAGGGGTGCAGGGTCAATCAACTCAACTACTCGCGGCATTCATTCAGCAGGTTATTTGCAAGGTTTTTCAAATACTAATGTAATTGATTACATCACTATAGCCTCAACTGGTAACGCCACAGATTTTGGAGATACTTTAAGTACCATAAGAGCACTCGCAGGATGCTCTAATAGCACTAGGGGTGTGTTGGGAGGAGGCATCATATCAAGTGCTACTAATGAAATTAGTTACATTACTATAGCCTCCACAGGAAATGCCACAGATTTTGGTGATTTATCCACTAATGCTAGTTCATTAGGTGCAGCAGCAAACTCAACAAATGCTTTCTTTTATAGTAATAGTTTTGGTGGTGGAAATGGAATACAGTATGTGACTATTTCATCAACAGGCAACAGTTCTACTTGGGCTGACTATTATTCTAGTCAGTCAGCTGCACAATATGGAACGTCTGCGGGACACGGAGGGCTTTCATAATGCCAAATTATCAAGGTGTATGGTCGCTCACAGTTCAGATGCAGAATGTTTCAGATTGGCCTACAGGCCCTGAAAATGCTTTGTTTTTCGGTGGCTATACTGGTGTAAGAATAGCTACAATAGATCAAGTGATTATTACAACATTAGGCAATGCTACAGATTTCGGTGATTTGACTACAGGGTCTTTGCGCGGGAGCGCATGTAGTTCTGTTACTAGAGCAGTAAAATCTTTGGGTAATACAACATCTAATACCCAGTCTGATACGATAGACTATGTTGAGTTTGCAACATCAGGTAACGCTACAGATTTTGGTGATCTAACAACGGGACGGTCAAGTCCTGCATCATTTTCTAGTTCTACAAGAGGGTGTTGGGCGGGTGGCAACCAGACAAATATTATAGATTATGTGACTATTGCAAGCACTGGTAACGCCACAGACTTCGGTGATTTATTAGCTGACCTTAATGATCTCCCTGCGGGATTTTCTTCCCCAACAAGGGGAGTGGTTGCAGGGGGTCAATCAAACTCGCTTGGCAGCTATTTAAATGTGATACAGTATGTGACTATAGCTTCGACGGGTAACGCTACAGATTTCGGTGATTTAACACAAGGCAGAAAAAGTACAACAGGTGCAGCTAGTTCCACTAGAGGGACTATTGGTGGGGGAAATCCTCCGTCTTATTCAAATGTTATTGATTACATAACGATAGCATCAACTGGAAATGCCACTGACTTTGGCGATTTAACCGCAGCCAAAAGAGATCCTTCTGGCGCAGCAGGTACTTTACGAGCGATATTTGCTGCGGGTCAAACGGCAGCAAGCACATACGTTAACGTAATAGACTTTATAACCATCGCAAGCACAGGGAATGCATCTGATTTTGGAGACGTAACAGCGAGTAAATCCGCTATGGGGCAAGGTGGTTCTACTGCGCATGGAGGACTTCAGTAATGTCGGATAAACGATACGAGGCAAATATAATTAGAACCACGGCTGTCGAGCCTGCTAATAACCTAGAGACAACCTCCGCTCCTGGGGTGTGGTCTTTAGATGAAGTTATGGAGCTTCAGAAGAAAAACAAATGGCCCACGGTTGGCAATGTGGCTATTGATGTAGACGAGGTGTTCAGCAATTTTTTGTATACTGGGAATGGAAGTTCTTCAGCCCGAACCTTTGTTAATGGTATAAATTTAGCTGACAATGGAGGTTTAGTATGGACAAAAATGCGTAGTGAGGTGGCTGACCATGAACTCGTAAGTTCAGACTCAAACTACTTAAAAGAATTAAAATCAAATAGTACCCAACAAGCTTTTAACAATAGTATAAGTTTTGTTGCAAACAACAATGGTTATGGATTTAGCACTGCAAACTCACGTTGGAATGAAAATACAAGAGATATGGTTTCTTGGACATTCCGCAAAACCCCTAAATTTTTTGATATTGTGACGTATAGCGGTACAGGTTCTGCACAGAACATTAGCCATAACTTAGGTTCAGTTCCTGGCATGATAATTACAAAGCGTACTGATGACACCTCTGATTGGGCGGTTTATCATAGAGGTTTAGATGACGGAACAAATCCCGAAACTAAATATTTACGTTTAGATCTGTCGACTGCAGAAACAGCTAACACAGGTTATTGGAATGACACAGCCCCGACATCTACACAATTTACAGTCGGTGTAAATGGTACAGTCAACACCAATGGCGCAACTTACGTAGCCTACCTATTTGCACATAACAATAATGATGGTGGGTTTGGGCCAGATCAAGATGCTGATATTATTAAGTGTGGGAATTATACTGGTGGGGGAGCTACAAATGTAAGCATTGATTTAGGTTTTGAACCACAATGGATAATGATTAAGGCAGCATCAGGAACAACTGGTGATTGGGCTATGTTTGATACTATGCGTGGTATTGTAACAGATGGCACGGATAATTTATTAAGAGCAAATGAAACAAACGCAGAATACACTTCTGTTAATTACATTGATGTAACGTCTACAGGGTTTAAAACCACTGTAAATAATAATTACACTAATGGCTCTGGCAACAAATACATTTATATGGCTATACGCAGAGGCCCACTTGCGCAGCCTACCAGTTCCACTGGTGTATTTCAGGCAGATGAAAGTCCAAACAGTAATAATCCAAGGTTTATATCAGGTTTTCCTGTTGACATGGGAATGCAACGTCTCCGCACAAGTTCAGGCGTAGACGGTATGTATATTACTTCTAGGCTAACTACTAATAAATCTTTGCTTACAGGTTCCACAAATGGTGAGGCAAGCACCAGCACTATGGATATGGACTATATGAATGGTTTTGATGATGACGGAGATAGCTCTGATAATTTTATTGCCCACATGTGGAAGCGTGCACCTGGCTATTTTGATGTGGTTTGTTATCCTGCCAGTTCAATTTCTACTTTAATTAATCATAATTTAGGTGTTCCTGTTGAGATGGCATGGATAAAATCTAGAACCAGTACCCAGGCTTGGAATGTTTTGTTTTACGATCAGTTACTAGAGGGTCAATTAAATACTAACAATGCTCTTACTTCTTTAAATTCATCTTACACTTCAACTGCAACCACATTTAAATCAACCCTTCATGCTGCTAATCAAGACTACATAGCCTATCTTTTCGCTACTAAAGCAGGTGTATCCAAGGTGGGGACCTATACTGGGACAGGCTCTGGACAAAACATTGACTGCGGGTTTAGTAGTGGTGCTAAGTTTGTTTTGATAAAGAGAACTGATTCCGCAGACAATTGGCTTGTTTTTGACACCACGAGAGGAATTGTTTCGGGTTTTGACCCATACTTGACTCTTAATACAACTGATGCCGAAGTTACTAATCAAGATTATGTAGACCCTTATTCTTCAGGGTTTGCTGTAACTGGAGCGAATCCAGTTGGCGCGAACAATGGCACCTACATCTTCTACGCAATTGCAACATAAAGGAGTTTAGTCATGGGACTAATAAGAATAAGAGAAACAGGCGAGGTGGTGACGGAAATAACTTTCCGAACCATGCATAAGAAGACCCGACCTACGTTGGAACCAACGCTTACTAAAGAAAGACTAGACGGTCTTGGTGCAGATCCTGTAATGGAAAGTGCTCAAGCCGATACAACACCGCCATATGAGTTTAGTTTTCGCTCTGGTGTGGAGCAAGATTCTAACGGCAACTGGATGACAGTCAACTCTGTTGGACCAGTGTTTACTGAGTTCACAGACGATGACGGTAAAGTGCAAACGGTTGATGCACAAACCACAGCTTATCGTGCTCGTGTTGATGCTGAGAGGGCTGAAGTTCAAAGGTCTTATAGAACCACACTTCTTGCTGAATCTGATTGGACTCAAATGGCTGATACTGCGTTGAGCACAGAAAAGAAAGCTGAGTGGGTAACGTATCGTAAAGCATTGAGAGACTTGCCAACTGCATCAGGATGGCCCCATACTCATACCATGCCAACGAAGCCGTCATAATGCCCAAAGATACAACACAAGAAGTAGCACTTACTACGCCTGACATTAACATTCAGCTTCCACAAGCGAAGCCTGAATACAAATCCATGTTGGCAAATATACAGGAGAAAGCTCCTGCAATCGCACAGGCATCTAGTAACTTTTACAAATCACATTCCCAGATGATGAGCGTGACGCTCGATGTCACGGCTATTACTCCTATCCGCTCTATCAAGCATAGCTTGGCTGAGATTGAGAAAACTAAGGCAGCCTTGCAAGAGGGCTACTTTAAGATGAAGAAAGAGGAAGTAAAGCTCAAAAAGCTAGAGCGTAAACTTAAAACTGAGACAGACGATCTTGAGCGTGAGATGCTTGAGGTGAAGATAAACGAAAAGCAAGCACAAGCGGCAAGCTCTCGTGGCTATGTAGAAGGTGCAGTAAGAAAGCTAAACTTCTTTACCAATCAGTATGATAACCTGATGAAGAAAATCGGCAAGGATGAGCTTACCGAAGAAGACTACGAGTTAGAAGAAATCAAATACCACATTATGACCTGCATGAAGCAAGCATTGAACGCAGCTAGGAGTCGTAATGGTCAGATAGATGAGGGCAATCTTATCTACATCTTTGATCTAGGCATTAATGCAGCGCAAGCACAGGCAGAAGTGTTCTCATATTTGCAATGGGAAAACGAAATTATCAAACAAGGAAAAGCACCAGAGCATCAGCATACCGTGCAGTGGCTAGAGGCTTGTGCAGAAAAGTGGGCGCACTGCCCAACAGACTTTGCAAATAGTCGTGGTTTTGATATCATGGACAGGACATCTTTGACCAATACTCCACAGCTAGAGGATAAGACAGATGGCGCATAAAGTAGTAAAGTATAGACTTGAATCAGATGGCACGATACCAACATGGTTAAAGTTTGGTGTATCACAGTTAACAGGCGGTATGTATCCAGTTGCAGATAGTGGCACTGCTAGTCCACGAGATTGGATAATGATTGGTATATCAGACGATGGTGCAGATATATCTGGCGCGGTTGAAGAGGTTACATCTAAAGAGAATCTACAGACATATTTAACTGCACAAGCTTCAGCGGGTGGTTGGAAAGATTTAGACGCAGAAGGTAACGAGGTTACTTTTGATGCTGCTGCACATGCTCAACGTGTTTGGGATGATTTGACCGCACTTAACTCATAGGATGCTAGATGCCACTAACCAAACTTCAGTTTCGCCCAGGTGTCAATCGAGAGACTACCTCTTATACTAATGAGGGCGGTTGGTTTGACGTAGATAAAGTACGTTTTCGCTTTGGCATGCCTGAGAAGATTGGTGGGTGGGAGAAATTTACACCTGCATCGTATTTAGGGACAGCAAGGGCTATGCACCCTTGGGTGGGTTTAGATAATAGCCGACTCATTGGGATCGGCACATCTCTCAAATACTACATCAATCAGGACAGTGGTTCTTTTAGTGATATTACTCCTATTCGTCTTTCTAATGAACTTAACAATTCAATTTCAATAGGTGTAGTCGGGGTATCTGCTTCAGCAAGTGTTGGTGAAATAACCAAAAATGATAATGTTGCAACTAACACGGGTGTTAGTGGGTCAGGAGCCGTAGGTTCTGTTATAGTAATAGGCAGCACAAACACAGTTACAAATGAAATAATTGGTCTGTCTGCACCCGCTCTTACAGCATCCGTTGGAGAAGTAACTGTTGCAGGAAATCTTGATGAGTCTGTTAGTGTGACAGGAGTTTCTGGCACTATGTCAGTTGGATCAGTAGGTACCTCAAGTCAAAACGTAACGGTATTTGACGATCTTTCTTTCTCAGCGACAAACGGATCTTCTACAATTACCGTAACTGTAAATACAGAACACGGCGCAACAACAGGATCTTTTGTAACATTTTCTGGTGTCAATAGTTTAGGTGGTAATATAACCGCAGATGTAATTAATCAAGAATATGAAATAGCATCGGTTCCTTCTTCATTTACTTTTACATTTGTTGCTCGACAAGCAAATACATCAATACAATCCATTACCGTAAATGGTCAGCTTGTGCCCACACCAGTAGTTGCAAACAGTTCAGACGTGGGTGATGGAGGCTTGACAAGTGTGGCTAAATATCAACTTAACGCTGGATTAGATTCAGTAGTATACGGAACTGGATGGGGTGCAGGAACTTGGGGGCGTGGGACATGGGGTAGTGCCTCAAGTACTAGCATAGAAACAGATACACTACGGATTTGGACTCACGATAACTTTGGTGAAGACCTTCTTATCAATGTGCGTAATGGTGGTATATATTATTGGGACAAAACAAGTGGTTTTACCTCAAGAGCGGTGTCTTTAGATTCTTTAACAGGATCTACTAGCGCACCAACTGTAGCAAAACAAATTATGGTGTCGGACAGAGATAGACACATTATAGCGTTTGGCTGTGATCCAGAGAGCAATCCAGGTGTTCAAGATCCTTTGGTAATACGTTTTTCATCTCAAGAATCTTTGACTGATTGGGCTACAACAGCAGCAAATACTGCGGGTGAGTTAAGGCTTGGATCTGGTTCAGAGATTGTTACCGCTATTGAAACGAGGCAGCAGATTTTGGTGTACACCGATGAATCTTTGTATGCCATGCAGTTTTTAGGACCACCGTTTACCTTTGGCGTAAACCTTGTATCAGAAAACATCACAACTATGGGGCCGCTTTCTGCTGTAGCTGTAGAAGATAACGTTTTTTGGATGGGCCTTAAAGAGTTTTACGTTTACGGTGGTACGGTGCAACGTTTACCATGCACAGTTCGAGATTTTGTATTTGATGATTTTAATCTTGAACAAAGAGAAAAAGTTGTAGCTGCTACTAATACTTCGTTTTCTGAAATTTGGTGGTTTTATCCGTCAGGATCAAGCACTACAAATGATAAATATGTAGTTTATAACTACGAGCAAAAGGTGTGGTATTATGGTACACTTGCAAGAAGCTTTTGGATGGATCGTGGTATCTTCGAAAATCCTATTGCAGCAGGGCCAAACAACTATCTCTACACTCAAGAATCTGGATTTGATGACGATGGGTCTGCACTTACTGCATATATTGAATCGAGCCAAATGGACATTGGAGATGGAGAACAGTTTTCTTTTATTCGTCGCATGATACCAGACCTGACATTCAGAGGGTCAACAGCGGGTAGTCCATCTGCAAACATAACAGTAAAAACACGTAACTTCCCTGGAGGCAATTATCTACAGTCAACATCGAGTGCTGTTACCAAGTCAGCATCGGTGCCTGTCGAGCAGTTCACAGACCAAGTGCATTTAAGATTACGCGGACGTAGTTTTGCAATGCGAGTAGAGTCTACAGCCTCTGGGGTGGGGTGGCGATTGGGATCACCAAGACTAGATGTGCGTCCTGATGGGAGGAAATAGTGTCACGAAACCTGATCCTTCCGTTTTTTGCGGTGCCACCAACGCAATACGATCAACAATACTTCGCAAACCTAACGCGGAGTTTTGCTGTATATATGGAACAGCAACAGAACCCAGGAGAAGAAAGAGCAACAAGACTTACCTTAACTGATTTACAAACAGATGATTCTGGTCTTGAAGTTGGTGCTTTGTTCCAGCAAGATGGATTTGTAAAAATAACCCGAACAAATGTTCCTCATGTTCGTGGTTTTAGTGCAACAGGATCTGTGGGAACAGTAACGGTGACAACAACATGAGTGATGATACTATTCTTATCATGTCTAATGGCTCTAAATGGAAGCCATCTACGAGCCAAGACTTAATTCATTGTGCTTCTTGTAATAATGCAGTTGATACTCCCGAAGAAATTGCATCATATCCAGACGGTAATTGCCCTCAATGTGGCAATACTTGGACAGGATCTGAATCAAAAGGAGTCCGTATTTTCGCAACTGCACCAGAGGCTATATCAGGGGAAGCCTAATATGGACCCTGTATCTTGCGTAGCTTTAGCGACAGGAGCATTTAAAGCACTAAAAGGAGCTATAGGCGCTGGAAAAGACCTGCAAGAAATGACAGGACAGCTTTCTCAATGGGGGAAAGCGTTTTCTGATTTTACAAATTTAGAAGAACGAGAGAAAAATCCTCCTTGGTGGAAACAAACTTTTAAAGGATCTGACGAAGAAACTGCCCTTGAAATCTTTGCTAATAAGAAAAAAATGGAACATATGAGGGCAGAGATTAAAGAACATATAACTTGGCACTATGGCAAGTCTGCTTGGGATGAAGTTTTAGCAATAGAGGCTCAGATGCGAAAGCGTAGGAAGGATGAATTGTATAGAAAGCAGGCTCAAATAGACAATCTTATAAATTTTGCTATTGGCGCACTTATATTCGCTTTGAGTGGAGGAGTATTATTTATTGCATTTTATATTTGGGGTAAATGGCAGGGGCGTTGGTAATGTGGGTTTTATTGTGGTTACAAGTAATAAGCGGCAGTTTCGATCACTACCATGTAGGAAGTTACTCAAGTGAAGAAGCTTGTAAAATCGCTCAAAAAGAAGCAAAGGTTCTTGTAACAAATCAAAACTCTAAAGTGGTTTGCATTAAAATAGAACGGTGATTTTAGTTGAAAGACGTGGAAAATACATATTGTATGACAAAAACGGAAAAATAGTTATAATAACTCGTGATAAAAGAATTGTTATGGCATACGTAAGGTCAAAGAAATGACAGAATTTGAAAAAGCAGATTTAAATAATAACGGTGTCATAGAAAAGGTTGAGTGGAACAAGCTTGCCCTAGAAGACCGCAGGCTTGAAATGATTGACCGTGATCTTAAACGCAATGCAGAGCGTAGATTCACAGGGTTTGCTTTAGCAGGCATGTTAATTTATCCGTTTATTATTTTGCTTGCTTCGGTACTTGGATTTGACAAAGCAGCAAGTTTAATCACAGACATAGCAAGTGTATATGTTATAGCCGCAAGTGGTGTAGTAGCTGCTTTTATGGGTTTTAATGCGTATAGCGCAAAGGCTGAAAGTAAGAAAACAAGCATTCAGATGGAGGGAGACTGATGCTAGATTTAATTGGAAAACTGGTTGATCCAGTAAGTAATATTCTTGATAAGGTAGTAGAAGACAAAGATCAAAAAGCTAGATTAGCTCACGAAATTGCAACAATGG